AGCACGTTTGCAGCCAACGGAATTTTGTTTGGCAACGGCACGAGTGCGATTGGAGCTACTGCCGTTGGTACTGACGGGCAGATACTTACATCAAATGGCTCTGGGGTAGCTCCGACATTCCAAGATGCAAGTGGTGGTGGTGCAAGCAACATCAACGGCTTGTCGGATGGCTTTACCAGCGGCACAAATGCTTTATATCTGGGGACCGACGTAGGTAACAGTAACACATCAAGTAATACAGCCGTGGGTCAGGGATCACTACCAGCTATTACAGGTGCAACCGGCGGCGTAGTTGCTTTTGGATATCGCTCTGGAAAATCTAATACGAGTGGGTACAATAATACGTTTTTAGGTCAGAAAGCGGGAGAAAACGTAACAACTGGTCATACAAATACCATAGTGGGTAAGGGTGCCGCCAAGGAATTAACGTCGGCGACAAAGAATGTCATTGTGGGAGTATCTGATGTTGCTGAAAACCTGACTACGGGCAGTAACAATACTATTATTGGACCGGCAGCAGGACGAAGTACCGCCACAAATTCCAATTGTATAATTTTTGGTAATAACGCTAACCCGTCCAGCAACAGTGTGGCAAACGAAATTTCATTTGGTAATGCGAACATAGATAAGTTCCGTATTCCCGGTATTAACTGGTCTATTAAAGACAGCACTGCTACAGAAAATTTTGTACTCACCGTAGATGCCAACGGTGACGCGGGTTGGGAAGCTGCCGGTGGGATTACTATTGGTACGCCACAGGCCACCGGCACTGCGAGTTCGGTCACATTTACAGGCATCCCAGCCGGGACTAATCGAATTGAAGTCAGTTATTTTGGGATCACCTTTTCAACATCTGCCGTGGTTCGGCTACGCTTGGGCGACAGCGGGGGTCTTGAAACGTCAGGATATCTATCTAGCGTCGGCAGTCACACCGAAAGCACAAACCACACCGACCACATGGCCCTGCACAATAGCGGCATGACTAGTGCCGGAGCTTCATGCGTTATTCAGTTGAGCCGCGTTACCGGAAATAGTTGGTCGATGCACTCGGTCTCTCGAGGAAATCTCACGAACTCCGCGTCCGCGACCAAAACGCTTTCCGGGGAGATAACGCAGCTCCAGTTGTTCAGCAGTGCTGGAAATTTCACCGCTGGCACAATCCAAATCATTATGGAATAAACGGAGACAATTATGCCGCAGAGAATAGAACACAACTTAACAACTGGCGTGACTCGCACGCTTGAATTAACCGCAGAAGAGATCACGGCATTGAACGCAATGCACGCGCTTGCTCCGGTTGAAAAATGGGCGGAAGTACGCAAAGAACGCGACCTCCTACTCATCGCTACTGACTGGTGGACCATATCAGATAGCCCTGATATGACCGACGCACAAACGTCCTATCGACAAACTCTGCGCGATCTCCCAGCAAATACCGTAGACCCATTTAATGTAACGTGGCCGACAAAGCCCTAAAAGGAACAAATTAATGACTGATGAAGTAAAAACACCAGAGGAAATTGCGCGGCACTATAGAGCTGCTATGTCTAGCGTAACTCTTCTTGATGCAGTTGCCGCTGATCCTGATGCATATGCAGATGATGAAACGGTTGTTCAAAGAAACGTGGATCACCTTAAAATTGTGGTTGGCTGGGATTTTTGGACGGACGAAGACCTAGCGCCATTTCACAATGCAATTGCAGCAAATTCGTAAAGGAAAATAAAATGGGAAAAAATGAAAAAACCCCAATTATTATTGACGATGTAGAATATAAGTATGAAGACATGACACCAGAACAACAGGTGCTTGTTAATCATTGTGCAGATTTAGAACGTAAAATTTCATCTACAAAATTTAATGTATATCAATTAGAAGTTGGTAAAGTTGCTTTTGTTAATATGTTATCAGAATCATTAAAGACTGAGGAATAATTATGTGTAGGCTGTCGTCTTTTTTAAAAATACTATTCTTAATGTATAAGAATAATGCGACGACAGTCTAGCACTGTGGCAATAAAGTATAGGAATTAGTTTATGGTATTTCATAATATAATGATGGCGGCAGCAGGATCACAAGCTTTTGTGCTTAATATTACTGCTAATACATCAGACTATAATATTTTGACACAGGCTACAGCATTAGGTTATAACAACAGCATAGGTGCTGATATTATTGTAAATGTAGCATCAGGTGTAACGGTTAGCGGATCGAGCACACACGCAATGCAGACAGGGGAGTTACACAACGATACAAACCTGACTATAAACATTACTGGTAGTGTGGATGGCTATACTGGCGCAAATGGCTCTACAAATACTGTAGGTGCTGTTGGTGGCGATGCTGTTTATTGGGAGACTGACGCAGACGGAACTGGCGTTTATATTATTAATCTTACTGGCAACCTCCGTGGCGGAGGCGGTGGCGGTGGAGGAGGTGGTAATGCAGGTATACGGAGAACATTTTACGATGACGGCAAGGGCGGCGGCGTTTGCGGTGCTCCTAATTTTTCAGGTAGCGTTGGGGCTACTGGCAGTGCAGGAGCTTTTGGTGTAGCAGGTGCAACAGGAAGTAATGGAACCTATGGAGGCGGGAGCTTCTTTTGCCCCGTTACCACGATTGGCGCTGGTCGCGCTGGTGGTGCAGCAGGTTTTGCCCTTCGTGAAAATAGTAGAGTAATAACTTTAAATAATGATGGTGGCACAATCGCCGGAACGGTAGGATAGAGTAATGAAAGTTTTAATTCCATACTCTGGTGGCGTAAACAGTATCTATGCATTATGGCGTTGGCTTGTTGAAACTGACCACGAGATCGTTGCGGTATACGCAAGTGAAAAGTGGGATAAAGCACTGGAGAGAGCGCCGCGCGAGGAAGCTGCGGCGGATCAAATTGCGGCATGGCTACAAGATGTCCGTCCGTTTGAGTACCGGAAGATCGAGTGGCCGGTGGAGTATGTAAGTAACGTAAGGCCGTTGCGCGCAGGATTTACAAACACATGGGATCAAGGGGCCGTAGAGCCGCGTTATCACGGCTACGCTGCACTGCTTGCCGCCGAAGAATTTGACGGGATCGTCACTGGCTATTCACTTGAAAATACTGCCGTCGATTCTTACCAAAATCTTCGCGGAATATTCGAGCGGCCATCGGTCAACTGTTATCTGGCTGGATCACCTATTTTAGAAACTATTATACCGCAAGGTAAAGCACTTGATTTTAATAAAGTTTGTGCTACATTAAATGGTAGGTTTGAACAAGCTGAAGCATTGCCTAGTGATTTAGCAGCGATGATTATTAGTAAGTGTGAAACTCGATGTGATCTACTTGCTAAAGATGGCACGGCTAAATTATGTATGTCTTGCTTATATCTTGATGTAGCAAAGTTACGTACAGATATGTCGGGTGTTGAGATTGATACTGCTTTTGCAAAACATGGTAGCTATGGTAAATGGCGTTCTAAAGCTAATCCTAAAACTTACACATATCGTGGAAACTCACAAATGAAAGCACTTGAACTATTAGGAATTAAGCTATGACAAATAAAATAAAATATATATTAGCATATGTACTAATAACATTAGGATTTATAACTCCAGCATCCGCACAGATGTTTTGTTTTAATAAAGATGCTCAAAATATTGAAAAGGATATACTAGAACATAATGAAGAATTTGTTATGTCAGGAATAACTTCGGCAGGAACTCCTATTACTGTTTATAGAGGTAAGGATACTTTTACAATTCTTTTTTTTACTCCTGACGGAAAAATTTGTACTGGAGTTAATCATACAGGAACTATAATTCCAAAATTAAAACTTAACAACGGAAAAGGTACGTAATATGGCCTCAACTTTTACAACAAACATTAGGCTAACTAAACAAGGTAACGGTGATAATCCTAATACTTGGGGACAGATTCTCAATGAAGGTGTTATTAGTCTTGTTGATGAAGCTGTTGCTGGCTATACCACGGTAAGTTTAGGTAGTGCTGCAACTGTTACATTAACAGAAAATCAAGGCGCTGGCGATCAGTCACGATCTGCTGTGCTACAGTTTTCTGGATCAATTGGAACTGCTCATACATCTATCTTTGTTTTAATTCCTAATAATTCTAAAACCTATGCAATTAAAAACGCAGTATCAACTAATGCTGCAAGCAATGCAGTTATCATGCGTGTTGCTGGTAATGCTGGTGTAACGGTTCCTAATGGTGGTAATGGTTATTTCTTTACTAATGGCACATCTGTTTATACATTAGATGCTACTGGTCTTGGATTAGGAACGACTGCTATACGTAATGTAGGGGTATGTGCTACAGAAATTCCTGATACTTCTCTTGGTGATATTCGTTATGTAAAGGTATCTTCTACAGATACTATTACTGCTGCTAAAACATTTAATGCTGAAGTTGGGTTTGCTGCTACAGTTTCCTACGGTGATGCAGCAATGGTTAAAGTTTCTAGTGCTGTAAAATCTTTTATTACAACTCTTACTGATGCTGCCTCAGTTGTTTCAGATGCTGACACAGGCAATATTTTTCTAGTAACACTAGGTGGTAATAGAACTTTAGCTGCACCTAGTAATATGGACACTGGTCAGTCAGGCCATTACTATTTAATTCAGGATGCTACTGGTGGAAGAACAGTTGCTTTTAACAGTGTATTTAAATTTTCTGGAGGAGTAGTGCCAGTTGCAACATCTGCGGCAGGATCAACTGATATCCTTTTTTATACAGCAAGAAGTGCTACCACAATTGATGCGGTAATGCTTAACAATATGACTAGATAATGACAAGTAAACTTGCAAAGTTTGAGTTTCAGCAAGGGTTTCATAGAGAGACCACTCAGTT